TTGCTTATTCATCAAAATCACCAGAAAGATTAATTTATCTTGAAGATGAGAATATCTTTATCATTATATATGATAGAGAAATTCATATGATTTATGAATATGAACTTTTCAAGTTTTTTATTAATCACCATCAAACACATATTGATATTATCAGCAAATTTGATGATAAAATGCAATCAAAATTTGATACCTTTTACGAGTTGTCAAATTATCTAAAAGAAAACTTTTTAATTAAGGTTGAAGCCTTTTAGAGCATTGCCTATTTATGCTTTATTCCCCCTTAATCTAAAATTTCCCTAATAATTCTTAATAAACTTTCCTTTGTAACCATTGTCGGTTTATTGCCCGTTCCAGATTTTGGATTCTTTTTTTCGGCTGCTCTTTTCTTTGCACAAGATGATTTCTTTTCAGCATCACTCATCTTACTAGCAACACCTGCCGCCTTACATTTAGGATATGCACCCTTATCATCAGATTCTCTGCCACAGGGGGGGTGTTTACCATTTGAGTCTTTTCTACATATATTAACCCAAGGACCTTTGGGTTGATTGCTACCTTTTGGTTTTTTCTTATCACCAAACCAAACTCTTAAATCTTCATTAAAAAATGATGGCTTATTTTCCATAAAATTTTTATTAATAAATATCTTGTTAGATAATTTTTATTTTACTATATATTTTTTTGTATAATATATAAAATATATTCACCTCTATGGGGAAATAAATTAAAAAAGGGTTGCAAAACCTTGCAACCCTTTCTATTATATCAATATAAAATTGATTATCTTAACTCATTTAAATCAAATGTTCTAACACCATCAACTGTAATTCTACCGTAGAAACGGTTGTTAACCAGCTTTTTAGCGTATCTTGTCATTATACCTTTAATTGGTGTAAAATTGAATGGGTTATACATTGTTGGTGTTAATTGTAATGGTACATATGGTGCGTAGATATAACCAGTATCTAATAAAGATGTTCCTTTATGACCCATTAAAACTGTGTTTGCAGGGAAGTAAGGATCACGGTAAACTTGGTAACGACCAGCTAACGTACCTACTCTTTCAATACCCATATTGTATTGGTCTTGGTCAGGAGATGCATTTGATACGTGGAAGTACTCCAAATCATCAAATATAGCACTTACTTCAGAAGAAACAACAATCCAATTTGCACCACCTCTCAATGTTGATTTGTGGATTTGTGCTGATACTTGGTTAATAGTTGTGATTAATGTTTGATTCCAGTCTTTCTGTGTGTAAGGGATAGCATTTGTACCCAATCTCTTCCAACCATTGTAATCCCAACGTAAATTCCAAGCAGCACCTTTTCTAAGGTCTCTTAAAATTTCTCTATCAATTTCTGCCGCAATTTGCTCTGATAATAAAGCAGTTAATTCTGCTTCAGCATCAATGTTATGGAATGCAGCAACGTCTTGTGCCATTTCTGGTGACCATTGCGCTCTTAACTTTCTTTCTGTAACTGAAACAGTAACTGATTGTAAATCAAAAGAAACTTCACCAATTTTATCTTCAAATTCTAAACTTTTGTAAATTCTATAAGATGCCGCAAAATCATCAGCAGTTGCACCAGTTGCAACAGTAAATCCACTATAACCATCTAATGTAGTTGCGCCAACAGTTGCTGGTGTTTGTAAATCAACCTCAAGATAAATAATACCTTCTGGTGTTGATAAATCATTATATGTTCCACCACCTACTTTATCATTAGGGAAAGTTAATGGTAAATCAGAACCATATTGAACAATACCTTTACCATATTTTTGAGTAACTACTCTAAATAATAATGGATTAGTAGTAAGACCAGAGAATTTACCAGTAGATTTAGCGTTAACAGTTAAACTAGCTAAGAAACTTTCATTATCTACTGGATGACCATCAGGTCCAATTAATTTACCTTCACCAGTACTTGAAAATCCAGACATAGCTAATAAAACTTTTCTATATTCACCAGTAGTATAAGCACTAACTGTTAAATTTGAACCATCCCAAACAACAGTTTTAACAGTTGCAGTAATTGCACTATATTGTCCTTTTGAATAATCATAAATACCTTCTGGATTCAAACCTGGCTCATTACCCTCATAAAATCTATCATATAGATTTTTACTTCCATCATTATAACCACTAGTAGGTGTTCCAGTTGTATTACCTGGCGCACCATATGGCTGATGATGATCAGTACCATTGTATGATTGAATTTGAGGTACAAAGAAGAACAGTTTACCAATTGGTAAATTCATCGCCTGTACAGATACAATATCATTAGCCAATAATTTAGAGAATACTCTCCTAACAATTGGAAACACTACTGTTTCAAACGCACCAGTATCAGATGTACTAGCTGCTTCATTTATAAGATATGATGCTTGGTTTTCATATAACTGCGCAACATTTTCTTTTAAGTGACCTTTTAGGCCCTCAAGGAATCCTAATTTATTCCATTTGTTAATAGTATCTTCTTTGATAACTTTTAGGTGTTTCAACCCAATATTACCAACAAGACCTGATTCTAATAATGCTCCCATTTTTTATTTGTTTTTTATTTATTTTATTAACCTAATTTACCCATCAAATCCTTCATCCTCAAAAATTGAGGATTTTCATAAGTTTTTGATTCAATTAAGTTAGCTGATGAACCTGTTGACGCAACATTTGAAATCTTACGGTTAACAGACTCATTTAAAGACGAATTTGAATCTTTTGATAATTCATTGTTAATAGCAGAATACAAGTTTTTAGATTCTTGTAATGTCTGAATATTATCAAATCGTCTTAAAATGTTTATTTTTTCTTTTTTAGTAGTTGAGTGTTCAGTAAACAATCTTGTTGCATATGCTAAATTAGCATTGAAAACTGCAACATCATTTAGTTTCTCTCTAAAAATGTTTAATGATTTTTTATAATCATTATTTGTTTGTTTTAATTCAGAAACTTGGTTTTCCAGAGCCTCTAAATGTAAATTTCTATTTGGTGTTACGCCTTTTCTAAGACCTCTACCTGCTTTACTTCCCATTCCGTAAGTTCTTGATGCTTCTTTGGTTTCTTGTTTTTTACCAGTTGTAACTTTTTTCATTTTCCCATCAACATTTGCTGCGGATTTGTCATAGTTAAATTTGGCTTTACCTGTTCCCATTTTTTTAGGACCCTCTTTCATTTTTTCATTAAAACCGTTTTTAGCCATCTTGTACTTAAATTTGGAAGTCTTTTTAGCCTCACCTAAATAATTATAATTCTCTCCAACATTACCATCACCACCATTTAAACAACCTTTTTCTTTCAAGTAATCATATACATCAGAAATAGTTGCTTTTGGATTTTTGGCTAAATAATCTGAAGTGCTAAAATTAGAACAATCAAAATCTTCATCATCTTCCATTTCATAATCCTCATCTTCCATTTCATCTTCGTCTTCCATCTCATAACCATCATCTTCTACATCAAACTCTTCTTCATCTTCCATTTCTATTTCATAAATAACATTGCTATGTTTATTTGCTTTTTCAAAAATTTTATCAATTGTTGATTGCGTATCATCTTCTTCTAATTCCATATCATCATCTTCCATATCATCATCTTCTTCTTCGTTGTCATTAAAATATTTCAAACCAAGTCTTTTGCTCATAGCATAGTCCATATCAATATCTTCGTTTTCGTCATCAAAAGGTTCAAAATCACCTTCTTCATCGTCGTCATTAAAATATCTCATACCATATTCTTGAGCATCAAATTCCATATCATCCTCATCTTCCATATCTGAATCAAAATCTTCTATTTGTTCTCCTAGTCTTATTAAATATTCATCACCATCATCAGTTAATGAGATATCATTACCATCTTTTGATATAATTATACCATCTTCATCATCCATTGCTTTAAATACTTTTAAAAGTTCACTTTGTGATGCTCCCCTCATATCAATAACATCCTCTTCCATATCCATATCATCTTCCATATCCATATCATCTTCCATACCCATATCATCTTCCATACCCATATCATCTTCCATACCCATATCATCTTCCATATCCATATCATCCTCCATATCTAAATCAGTTTCATCATCTTCAATATCTTCTTGTTCATTTAAAGATTCTTTAACCAACTCTTCGATTTCTTCCTTCATTGTTGAAGAAAGTATTCCTTTTGCGTTTTCTGCAAGCACATCTTCAATTTGTTTCATTTGAATTAGCGCTTCTTCTACTAAATTTTTTTCAGGTTGCATAATTTTTATTTATTTTTATTATAAATATATCAAAAAGTAAAAAAGTTACTGATTATCAATATTTTTTTAAAATAAAAAAACCCCTAACATTTTTTATGATAGGGGTTTAAGAGAAAAACAATTAGTTTTTATTGGAAAACTTCATCAATTTTTGATTCTGACACAGCAGTTATTCTCCATTCTTGTGTGAAATTTTGATACTTTTCAGTAACTTTTGCTTCAACAT